AAGTAGCGGAAACAATCGCCGCCTATCTGAATGACGGGCGCGAAAGCTATAGACGACGCACTAGCACTGCTTCGCCGGTCGACGTCTAACGATACGTGTTGCCTATGTGAAAAAAAGGTAATACCGATAGATGTTTTCTGTACCGCAAACGATGACGAGAATAAACTATGCACGGAATGTGCGGACAAAATTGCAGCGTACGTCGAACACGCAATGGAGTCTGCTGCGTGATGCTGGGGTTTATTTGTCTGGTTATTTTTCTCTTTTGTTTGGTTTGGAATATGTGATTACAAGGGGCGCCTACATGGGCCCCTAAGGATTTTAGAAAATGGAAAAAAAACGGGTTGTAATTCCATCGAAATACCTTGAGCAATACTTTGAAACGTTACGGCGTGATTATGAAGATTGGGACGGCGCCACGTGCCCACACGGCCCACACAACGCTGTTATGGGTTGGAAAATGCAGTTTATAGAATTCCCAGACGGCGCAAAGTATCAGGTAAAAGATTTGCTAAACGCCTTAGCTGGGCAAATTTAAAATTAGCGCCTCCGGGCGCTTTTTTTTGGCCTGAAAAGTAAATGCGAATACTTCTCATTACCGTTCTCATTTAAGGGTTTCATGATATTATAAAGTAAGGGTATTACTATATAAGAAAACTCTAATATTAGCCTTCCCGAATATTAGGATTTTCTTATTTTTTAATTTTAAATATTATGCATTTTTTTATACGAATATATGTATATATCGGCCTGTGCAAAATTTCAATGGCGTTTTTAAAAACTAGAACGAATTAACCTAGCGCCTAACTTTCACCTTTTCCACAAGAAACTTATGGTAATTGTTTTTGTCGTAACAAATGCGACAATCTAAACACTTACGCCCGGTGCAATTCTCTAATTCATTATCGAATGAAACAGTATTAAAAACCTTGTGGAAATGCTTGGGGGGTTCAAGCATTACATGGTCAATAATAGGATTAGAGTATATCAACCTTAGGTTATCAGGTAGATAAGAGTCTACATCATCCACAAACGCACGAACAGAATTAAAATACCTGTTTATAATATCCCTGCGCTTAGTCCACAATACGAAATGAGTCTGGGGGTTAGCATCTGCTAGCCGAATATAGTTTTCAAAATGTATATCGTTTATCAGTTCGCCATGCCCATGTAGCCTAAACCATGCCGAATTAATAACCGGGAATTCTGTTTGGGGTACAGAAAACCAATCACTGTTATATTGGAACTTAGTAACGCAATTTTTACGGCTACCCTCAAGCATTGCGGCGGAGTAACACATTTTACATATTACTTTCTTTTTTTCAGTACCAGACTTCCGCATTGTACCGCAATAAGAATTTGACAGGGTGTTGCAATTTACAGCCGGTATACCCTTTAACTTTCCTGACATGGTGCTAACGTGCACGGTAAATCTCCAAGATTTATTAGAAAATAGAGATTACCCTAGATCATCGCCGCTTGTCAACCTATATTTTGAGCGTTTATACACGGTAACGGGTTTTATTCGCTTGGGCTTGAATTCTGAATGCTTGGCCGCTAGATTTCGCCTTGTGCGGTGTTTTCCCTTGTGTGGATTTTCTAAGGTCTGTGGCACGGTAATTGCTAGTATAATACAATAGTATAGTATTATAGTATAGAGTTATAAGAAACCTATAATAAGGCACGGCATTTTCTGTGGATAACTTTTAGTTTGTCTTTAAAATCAAGATCTTAGTGTGGTTTTACCCTGTGGATAACCCTGTGCACAATTTCTGTATAACTTTCCATACTCTTTATGTCATTAAGGAGCCCCTGTGTGACCATTTTAAGGGTCAAGTAGTGAAAAGAACCATGATAATACCATGTTCTAGCCATAAATTTACACTGATTTCAATCGCATTACTAGTGTATCCTTAGCGTCCAAATAAAGCCTCATGGAGAGGGATTAATGGCAATTGCATGGGTATGCATAAACTGCAACGCAGAATTGATGGAAGATGATGATGAGCCGTATGGAGATGTGGCCGTATGCGTGGTGTGCCAAGAGAAAGAATTGATAGGGTCAGAACGCGATGGGTGGTATCGGAAATTTGAGAAGAAAGAACACTTAGTTCAAGTGGGGGGCTTGGATGACATGAAGGAGTTTGACGAGTGGACATAAGGGTGTAGTTGTAGACCCTTATGGGAGCGTCTGAACTATGATCCCTTATAGAGGGGGTTGCGAGTTATACCTTCTTGTGATAGAGTTAGGGCCTCTAATGTAGAAACGCGAGTTATACGTCATATAGAGAAAGCAAGTTGCCCTATAGAGAACAGCCTGCAGGGGTAATCTCCAAGGGTGGGCGGTGGCACCCTAAATACAGTACCGGGACCCCTGTAGGGTATTCATTTGGCTCGGTACTGTAACCACCGCAACTTTTACCTATTGGTGCAGATATGAGAAAGACGGGACATATTGTTAGCTATAAAAAGGCCAGCAAGCTACTAAAAACCGTACGGGAACTAGAGTACGGGCTTATGCGTAAGGGCAGAGCCAAGCCTGTGGATTACTTTCTAAACAGGTGCCTAAATAATATTGAAAAAATAAAAGGTCTCCCTATCGATGAGAATGACACAGGGGATAAGGACTGGTTTTTAGAGCAAGCATGGCTTGTATACCTGAAGTTCCAAGAGGTTAGAGTATTAGAGGGGGAAACGCAGGATTACGCATACCGCGAAATCGCTTTAAGCAACCTAACAGACGATGACGAAAAGACCTACGAGAATTTAATGGAGCCGCCTGTGGCTAATACCCGGTCAGGTGGTCTAGGGTTTGCCCATGTGGATTGGAAAACAATGGGTGTGGCGACAGGCAAAAAGTATGATACACTCCGTGGGTGGTTTAGGACTGTGTGGCCTAGGGGCTACAACTTTTCCAGCAATTTAGAGGACACTGACTACTGGGTATTTAAAAATGATCCAAACGAAAAGAAAACCAAGCATAGATGAAGTGCATGAAAATGCAGTAGATGTTGTACATAGTATGGTAGATATGTTGGATACAACACTAGACAATGTAACAAAAGAGATAGCCACGGGTCTTACGTTTAGCGCTTACACAGCAATACACAACGCCTGTAGGGCGTTAAATGATGACTTAGATGATACCCTCTTCGACTTGAGGGCTTTGATGGCGGGTATGGGCAGTAAGGAGATGAAACCAGACAATGAATTGGAGGAAGACCATTGAGTGCAAAAAGAGCAATAGAGCCTATTGAACTATTTGAAGACAACCTAAGTCCGTACCTGTCAGGGGATCAATCAAAAAGCATAAAATCAGCCAATCACTTCACCAAAGAGGTCCTAGATTACTACCTTGTAGGAGAGCATGTAACAGGTGTTAAGCTCCCGTGGGGAGATCATGGTAAGTTTAGATTGCGCGGAGGAGAATGCACGATCTTGGCTGGCATCAATAGTGCAGGGAAAAGCCTCGCGGCAGGACAGGTAGTTTTGGGGGCTATGGATCAGGGATATAGATGCTTATCTGTATCTTTAGAGATGAGTCCGAAGTCCCAGTTGGCAAGAATGTGGCGCCAAGCCTCCCTAGATATGCAACCAACGCTTGACTTCGGGCTAGGGTTTAACGCTTGGGCGCGTGATCGTTTGTATTTCTTTGATAAGCAGGGCAGTGTAGACTTACCCGCTTTAATGTCAGTTATTAGATACGCTGTTGATACGCTGGGGGTGTCCTTCATACTTGTTGACAGCCTGATGACCATTAGTGGCATAGCTAATGATGACTACACCAAACAGAAGCAGGTAGTCTGTGAAATAGCTGATGTGTGTAGGGATTTAGAGTGCCACATTCTACTAATTGCCCATGCGCGTAAGTCGATGTCTATCAGGGATAAGATAGATCGCTTTTCGATCAGGGGTGCGGGGGAGTTGGCAGATCGCGTAGATAATGTTCTATTGATGGGGCGCTACTATGAAGAGGGTGATGATACACCGGACGCGTGGATCGCTATATCAAAAGCTAGACATTGGGACATGGCTGAAGCCGAGTTTCAACTAGACTTGGACATGGCCTCTTTAAATCTGTTGACTGGAGGACAGCGACCAGTTAAGCTGGCAATGAACGAGGAGGTTTACGACGAAGATGAGTAACTGGAAAAGGTTTGAGCGGCGTGTAGCTGCTAAGTTCGGTGGGGAGAGGATTCCTATTACAGGACGTAAAGAATTGGATATACGCCACCCCACTTATGGGATAGAATGCAAGTATCGCAAGTCCTTACCGGCATGGCTGTTTCAACATGCTGTTGGACAAGCGGTTACAGGGTCTGCAAAGTCTGGCAAGATACCCGTAGTTGTTCTGGGGGAATTCAATAAATCAGATATGTATGTCATCGCAAAAATAGAGGATTTTGTACGGGCAACTAGACAGCCCTTGATGTCTGAGCAAGAGGAGTTATAAATGGATCACATAGAGCGCCGATTAAAAAGGCCGTTTGCTGAGTCTAAGTTAAAGTGGAGGAAGGGAGGCGGCGGTAAGGAGCTTGTGTACATCACGGCTAGGGACGTACAAGACCGTTTAGATGAGGTTTTTGGCCCTAGTGGGTGGCAGTCCAGCTATGAGTACATGGGTGAGCGCATGGTGTGCAAGATAGAGTGCTTTATGGAGGGTAAGTGGATTGGTAAGTGTGACGGAGCAGACGATACCAGCATTGAAGGCGCTAAGGGCGGTCTAAGCGATGCATTTAAAAGATGTGGTGTCATGTGGGGTATTTTTAGGTACGGATACCATGCGTCTGCCTTTGACTCTCAGAAGAAGCCAGCTAGTTGGGCAACTCCAGAGGGTTTTGATAAACTGATGGAACAACGAGATAGGGAGTCTACCAATGAGTGGAAAGAAGAATACAGCAACGCGGCGTAAGGATGAGTACGAAAAGGACATCGACAATGAAAAGGTAGAGTCCTGTATGCAAGACTTGTTGCGCGTCGTGGAAATCTTTCTGGCAGAGTTTGAGGAAATGGATGGGGACGTTTTGTATTCCACGTACACCAAAGTAAGGGAAAGCACATGTAGCGCCAACCACTCTAAGCAAGCTAAGGAAATGCCACGTGTTGGGCCGATTTGGGATTTTGATAAAGGGGTAACAGGGGAGTATTACTATAATGTTTAGAACAGAATTCGGCGCTAATATATTCAAACAGAAATACGCATCAAATCCGTATGAAACGTGGCAGGACAAGGCAAACACCGTTGTAAATAGTGTTTGTGGTGATAGCGACGGCGCTAAAAACAACCTCATGGGTAAGTCTGACAGGGATCAGCTTGCTCAATATATAAATGAGTTTAAGTTCATGCCCGGAGGGAGGTATCTTTGGTATGCTGGCCGGGAAGCGAGGTTCTACAATAACTGCTACTTGCTGCGTCTGGAGGAGGATACGCGAGAGGAGTGGGCCGGGGTAACACAACGCGCTATGTCCTGTCTAATGACGGGAGGCGGTATTGGTGTCGATGTGTCCATCGCTAGGCCCTCAGGGAGAGGTCTAAGGAAGACTGGTGGCGTAGCCTCTGGCCCCCTACCACTACTGTACACCCTAAACGAGGTGGGCCGTAATGTGATGCAGGGAGGTAGTAGGCGATCAGCCCTGTACGGGTCTATGGACTGGAAGCACGAAGACGCTTGGGACCTACTTAAAGCTAAAAACTGGCACGATATGACTATAGCTGGTACTAACTTTAGTGTAGCTGACGCTAAGAAGGCAGACTTCAACTACCCAGCGCAGCTTGATATGATGAATGTTAGTCTGAACTATGATGATATCTGGCTGAACGGGGACGATGACGATATATTTATAGCCAATGTCAGGCAGGCTATGATGACTGGTGAGCCCGGATTTAGCTTTAACTTCGGGGAGAAAACCAATGAGACTCTTCGAAATGCGTGCACGGAAATTTCGTCGGAAGATGATTCTGACTGTTGTAACTTAGGCTCTATAAACATGGCGGCTATAGAGTCTGTGGCAGAATTTAAAGATGTTGTTCGGCTAGGCTCTAAGTTTCTTGTCTGTGGTTTAATCAGAGCGCAACTACCCTATGATAAGGTGGCTCAGGTTAGGCAGCAGAATAGCAGAATAGGGCTTGGCCTTATGGGTATACATGAATGGTTGTTAAAGCGGGGCCACCGTTATGAGATGGTGGATGAACTAAAACAATGGATGAAAGTATATGAATCAGAAAGTAAGCGATCCGCTGACGAGCATTGTGACAGACTTTTTCTCAATCGTCCTAAGGGATACAGAGCAATCGCTCCGACAGGGACTATTAGCATCCTCGCCGGGTGCGGAGGGAGTGGCTTGGAGCCAATCTACGCCGTGGCATACCGCAGACGCTTCCTTACGGATGGGACAAAATGGAAGTATCAATTTGTCGTTGACGGTGCAGCCCAAACCCTAGTGGATTCTGGTATCTCGCCAGATGACATAGAGTCCGCAGTTGATTTAGCTAAGGATTTTGAGCGGCGTGTTAAATTCCAAGCAGATGTGCAAAAGTTTGTTGACCATGGGATTAGTTCTACTATAAATATCCCAGCTTGGGGTACTGAATACAACAACGAGGACAAGGTATTAGAGTACGCCAAGATTTTCCGCAAGTATGCCCCGCAGCTTAGGGGCCTAACGATCTACCCAGATGGCTCTAGGGGAGGTCAGCCTATTAGCCCGGTTGATTACAAGGAGGCTCATTCTAAGCGTGGCGTGGTGTTTGAGGACAACTCTGAGGAACAGTGTTTATCAGGAGTCTGTAGCATATGAATTCGCAAGAATGGATAGAATGTCTTTCGCGTAAGGGTTCTTACGTGAACCAAAACCATAAATCATCACAATACTATAAAGGCAAGAAATGGGACACTGGCACACCTAAGCCTATGCCTATAGATGATGCTCCAGATGGCATAGACATAAGAATACGAGAAATTCATCAGGGTTGTTTACCTCGAAGTGAAGACTCAGGTACTCCAACTGGGGAGTATTACGAGTTCCTTGAAAAAATCCACTTATATGAAATATTGTGCGAACTGAGGGAGTACAAAGTCTTTTATAGGCACGACGAGGAGGGCGACACATGGACGGTAACACCGGACATGAAATGGGGGGATAAGGTTGGGTGGTTAGTGATGCGCTCTTTCGAACTTTACCACAAGTCAAAAAGCAAAAAAGACGCTATCAATTGGTTAAGAAAAAACGTCCCACCATGCAGGGATAATGGCCATGATCCGTGGGCGCACATGCGTGATCTTGACTTCGG